ACGATTCAATACCTCAAAAGACAGAGGGTACAGAATTTATGACTCTGTCTATTACACCTAAGTCAGCCTCAAGTAAATTACTTATACAAGTTGTTGTAAGTTCAACTGCTAGTAGTGGTAACGCATTGAATATATCAGCATTATTTAAAAATGATGAAACAAATGCCATAGCTACAACTGGACAATATCAACACATAGGAACTGGAATAATGACTACAACCTACAGTCATTATATAACTGCAGGAACTACGTCATCAATTACTTTCAGAGTAAGAGGAGGTGCTAGTACTGGAAATTACACATTTAATGGTTACCATCATAATAGTAATTTATATAGAAACTTTGGTGGTTCTTCTGCTTCAAGTATGACAATTATGGAAATAGGAGGATAGCATGGCATTAACAAAACTAAACTTAGCAAGTGTCATTGATAGGCTTCCAGTTGGGAGTGTGTTGCAGACTAAGCAATCAGTACAGAATACTAGGTTAGATGTAATTTCTAGTGGCAGTAATCTTGTAGACATTACTGGTCTTTCAGTTTCTATAACACCAACTTCAACTTCATCAGAAATATTAATAACTTATTCAATAAATGTTGGTTATTACCACAACTGGAATGGCGTTGGATTTGTGTTATGTAAGGGATCAACAGCTATAACTAATGCAGTAGGTAATGCAAGTGGGTTAGGTAACAGACACCCAGTAAGCACTTCAGGAGGTGGTCAAAATGATTATCATATGTCTGCTGAATCTTTTTCTTTTTTAGACAGTCCATCAACAACAAGTGCAACAACTTATTCTCTTAAAATGAGAGACTTTAATGGAGATGGTGGAAAAGTTTATTTAAATGGGTCTCTCGGAGATGCTACTGATGCATCAAATAGACCAAGAGGTTCATCTACTATTACAGTTCAGGAGATTAAAGGCTAATGGTCAAAGCATCTGACGTAAAAGCACAGATAGACACTCACGAGGCGATATGTTCGGAACGCTGGAGAGAAACAATCACTCGAATAAAGAGGATCGAGGCGTTGATGATCGGCACAAGTTCTACTGCCATAGTTTTACTTATAGGTTTGCTTGTGAGGTAGCTTATGCTTGAAATGCTCATGGTTGCAAATAGTGCTTTTGCAGTCATCAAACAAACACTAGAAAATGGTCGTGAAATAAGTAGTTGTGGATCGGCGATTGCCAATTTTGTTGGTGCTGAAGAAAAGCTACAACAAGATTTATATAAAAAAAAGAATAGTCTTTGGACTAATTTCTTAGGCAAGACCGACAATGACTTAGAAGAATTTATGGCTCTTGAATCTATACGAGTTAAGCAAGAAAAATTGAGGGAATATATGCAGCTTTTTGGAAGAGCCAACCTCTATACAGACTACATAAAATTTTGTGCAATCTCACGAAAAGAAAGAAAAGAAGCACGAATTAAAGCTGCAAAACGTAAAGAACATATTAAAGATGTAATCCTCAAAGTAATACTAGGCATTTTAATTACGGCGATGCTGTCTGGCGTTTTAGGGGTTCTCTTAATTGTTGCTAAGAAAAAGGGGATAATATGAGTGCTTTTCTTCTAATTTGTACGCTTAACGGCTTTGCTGGTGGAAATGAAGGGATTTATTTTCGCAATGCCAATGATTGTATGAATTTTAAAGATATTCTTAGTGGGCAATCTTACATGAAAAACGATGAAAAACAAGTGTACGACTGTATGTGTAAACTTGTGCCAAAAATAGATGAAAAGAAAGTGAGGGTATATTAATGGACAGCACGATTTTAGACGCTTGGAACGAGTTAAGCTATGTAGAGGGCGTTTTATTTACAGTATGGTTATTTATTTTGTACTACGGCAAATGTTGGATCGATAACAAATTTAAGAAAAAGGAGTGCAAATGCTCCCAATAGTAAGCGCAATAGCTGGTCTAGCTGGCACATGGTTAGAGGGCAAACAAGAAAAGTCTAAGATGAAACAAAAACTTGAAGTCGCAAAAGTACAAGCACAAGTCAAGCGTGTTGAGCAAGATGGATCATGGGAAGAAAAAGCAGTCGATAACATGGACGGATCATGGAAAGACGAGGCATGGACTTTATTTTTCATATTAATTATAGGCGCAAGTTTCATTAAGCCATTGCAGCCTATTATGAAAGACGGATTTGCTTTTCTAAATACTGCCCCTGATTTTATTAAATACGGAATATTAGCATCTATTGCTGCAAGCTTTGGCCTGAAATCTATAGCAAAGATTAAAAAATGATGTGGTTTTATTTAGGTATCTCAAAGAAGTTTATCAGAATAGGCAACTATTTTTATTACAAACATATTAATTCACTTAGGAAAAAACAAAGGAAAGATAATGGAAAGTAATTTTAATAAATGCCTTGAAAAAGTTTTGGATCACGAAAAAGGTTATGTTTTTCACGAAGATGATCCAGGAGGGGAAACAAACCTAGGAGTTACTAAAAAAGTTTATGATAAATGGTCTGCTGAAAATGATTTGGCCTTTAAAGACATGAAAGACATAACTGTAAATGATGTAACGCCAATATATAAATTTAATTATTGGCTAAAAGCTAAATGTGATCAGTTACCGATAGGTATTGATTATGTGATATTTGATATGAGTGTAAATCATGGCGTAAGTAGAGCAGCTAAGTTTTTGCAAGGCGTTGTTGGAGCAGAAAAAGACGGCATTATAGGATCAAAGACACTTGCTATGGTCGATGAAATGGGCAAATTCGATATGATTGAGGCCTTATGTTTGGAAAGAGAAGATTTTTACAGAAATTTAAACACATTTAACACATTTGGTAAGGGTTGGTTAAGACGAAATTCAGACGTTAAATCTGCATCTTTTGAAATGGCATCAACATGAGTAAAAAGAATTTAACAGATTTAGAAACAAAGATTTCAGCAGCTAAAAGGCAGAAAATAGCTATTGAATCTCGAACAGACTTTTTGAAATTTACAAAGTTTACCATGCCTGATCCAGAAGACTTTAATTCAACTGATATATCTTTATTTAAAGACGCTAAACACCATAGAGCGTTAGCAAAGGTTCTTGAAAAAGTAGAAAAAGGCCATATCCCTAGATTAATCGTATGTATGCCTCCAAGACACGGCAAATCAGAGTTAATATCAAGACGATTTATACCTTGGATAATCGGCAAAGATACCTACAGAAGTGTCATATTCGCAACATACAACGAAGATTTTGCGAAAGATTTTGGTGCAGATTGTAGAGCGATTATGACTTCTGCTCAATATAAAACAGTATTTCCTAATTTCTCATTAAGATTAGGTGGAGCGTCTAAAAGCAGAATACAAAATTCATCAGGTGGAATGGCTGTTTTTGTTGGAAGAGGTGGATCAATAACTGGTCGAGGTGGAGATTTTGTTGTCCTGGACGATCCAATAAAGGATAGTTTAGAAGCTGGTTCTCCTACATTGCGTGAGCAATTATGGACATGGTTTACACAAGTGTTAATGACAAGATTAATGACGGCATCTGCATCAATAGTAATTGTTCAAACTAGATGGCATGAAGATGATTTGATTGGCAGATTGACTGACCCAACAAATCCACATTACACAGAAGAAGAAGCTTCAAAATGGAAGATAATAAACTTACCAGCTATTGCCGAAGACGATGATCCATTAGGTCGTAAGAATGGAGAATTATTGTGGCCTGAAAGATTCGACATGGAATTTATGGAGGCACAAAGACGATTAGATAACAGAGGTTTTACTTCATTGTATCAGCAAAGACCAACGCCTGAAGATGGGGATTTGTTTCAACGAACTAATATAATTTATTACAATAGAAAAGATTTACCGACAGATTTAAGAATATACGCTGCAAGCGATCATGCCGTGGGAATAGATAAAACTAGAAATGATGCGACTTGTTTATTAGTTGTCGGCGTTGACGCAAATGATGACATTTATTTAATTGATGCGTGGTGGGAAAAACAGCCAACAGATAAGGTGGTTACAGCCATGCTTAATTTAATTAAAAAACATAAACCCCTTATATGGTGGGCAGAAAAAGGGCATATTAGTAAAAGTATAAAACCTTTTTTGAGAAAAAGAATGTCTGAAGAGCGAGTATATTGCAGAATTGATGAAGTTACGCCAGTAGCTAATAAAGTGCAAAGAGCGCAATCTATATTAGGACGAATGGCAATGAAAAAAGTATTTTTGCCGAAAGTATCTCCTTGGACGCAAAAAGCAGTAGATGAACTATTAAAATTTCCTAACTCAAGACATGATGATTTTGTTGATACAATAGCTTGGATTGGCATGGGTTTAGATAGAACCAGCACTCCAGGTGGATTTGTAAATAACAAACAAAAAATCCCTGAAGTTGGTACTATGGGTTGGGTAAAATGGGGATCAGAAGAACAAAAAAAGCATGACAGAATGCACAACAGAACTGGAGGCTGGTAATGCACGAAAATACAACAATGATCATTGCGAGTGAAAAAGAAGAAAAGCCAGAACCTACTGAAAGAAGAAAAGCTTTAGTTTCTGATTGGCAATCAAGAATAAAATCAGCAAAAGGATTCCATGAAAAATCTTACAAGCAGATGAAAAAAGATATGGACGCAGCTTTAAATGGTTATGACGATACTCAATGGAATGACAAAAATTATGTGGCTAATATATTGCAACGTCATGTTCAACAAAGAACTGCGTCTTTATATGCTAAAAATCCTAAAGCTACAGCAAAAAGAAGAGAAAGAATGGACTATGCTGTATGGGATAATGACGAAAAAACTTTAGCAGCTGCTTATGAGGCAAAAGCTATGGCTGAACAAAATGGCTTAATGCCACCAGCTGAAGCTACTGCATTAATACAAGATTATACGTCTGGGCAAACTCACAGAAAAATGTTGGATAATGTAGCTAAAACATTAGAACAATTATTTGATTATTATATGGCAGAGCAACAGCCGTCATTCAAATCTCAAATGAAAGCTTTAGTAAGAAGAGTTGTTACTACTGGAGTAGGATTTGTTAAGGTTGGTTTTCAGCGAGAAATGGATCGTATGCCAGAAGTATCTAACAAAATATATGATCTTCAAATGCAGATTGATTATTTGTATAGAATAGCAAGTGAAGCAGCTGATGGCACTATTGAAAAAGATGACGCACAAATTGAGGCATTACAATTATCTATAAAAGCTTTGTTAGAAGAGCCTATGGTTACAGTTAGAGAGGGATTAACTTTTGATTTCCCAGAAGCTGATTCAATAATAGTTGATCCTAAATGCAGACAAATAAGAGGTTTTGTTGGTGCAAATTGGGTATGCCATGAAATGTATGTTTCTCCTGAAGAGATAAAAGAAATATACGGCGTAGATATGAACAATCAATTTAGGTCATACGACATGAAAGGTCGTTTGATGAGTGATAGAAGTAATTATGAAAAAGCATCATATGCAGAAATTGATATTAACGAAAAAGAGGGATTAGTTTTATTATTTGAAATTTACGATATTAAAAGTGGATTACAACTTTGTATAGCTGATGGTTATGATGACTTCTTAAAAGAACCATCATCTCCTGATGTCAAGGTAGAGCATTTTTTCCCAATATTCCCATTAGTGTTTAATGAAGTTGAGCATAAAGATGTTTTATATCCTCCGTCAGATATTAAATTATTATTGCCTATGCAGAATGAGTATAACAGAGCAAGGCAAGGATTAAGAGAACATAGAAGAGCCAATAGACCTAAATATGCTGCACCAGCTGGAATGTTAGAAGAAAGCGATAAGGAAAAATTAGCAACGCACCCAGCCAATGCCGTTTTAGAATTACAAGCTTTAGCTGCTGGTCAAAAAGTTAGTGACGTTATACAGCCAGTACAACAAATAGGCATTGATCCTAATTTATATGAAGTTAAATCAGTATTTGATGACGTTCAGTTAGTTGTTGGCGCTCAAGAAAGTACATTTGGTGGAGTTTCAAAAGCAACGGCTACAGAAACAAGTATTGCTGAAAGCGCTAGAATGTCATCTCTTGGAGCGAATGTAGATGAATTAGATTCATTTATGTCAGAAGTTGCAAGGGCAGCTGGTCAGGTTATGTTGCATTTAATGTCTGTTGAAGAGGTTAAAAGCATAGTCGGACAAGGTGCAGTTTGGCCTGAAATGACTAGAGAAGATATTATGAACGAAGTGTTTCTTGAAATAGAAGCTGGTTCTACTGGTAAGCCTAATAGGGCAGCCGAACTAGCTAATATTGAAAGAATTATGCCATTCTTACTTCAGATTCCAGGAATTGATCCGTTGTGGTTGGCTAAAGAGTTATTGAAGAGATTAGATGACAAGCTTGATGTAACGCAAGCTGTTGTTGATAAGATTCCATCTATTGTGTCTATGAATCAGTCACAAGGAGAGGGAACTGGCGATCCAGCTTTACAAGGTTCGCCAAGTGGAGGGGTAAACAATGCGTCTATCCCAAACACGCTTAATGGTTCTTCTTTACCACCTATAGGAAATATTAATTAGCTATGGTGTTGAAAGATGGGATCGACATATGTATAATAAATTAAACGAAAGGACGTATTATGGTCGAAGACCTAAAAGAGTCAGTATCGTCCATTGACTCGCAAAACCAGGACGAACTTGAACTAGAGCAAGATCAAGATGTGCTGTCGTCCAGCACAGAAAGCGAAACTGAAGAAGATTTACTGTCAGTAGTACAATCAGCTATTGACGAAAATCAACCTGATGAAACGGAATCGCAATCCGTAGAGAGCAAAACTGAAGAAGTTGAAACGGACACACCTTTAACCGAGGAAACAGAACAAGACGTTTTAGATAACGTTCCATTGCATCTACAACCTAGATTCAAAGAAGTTATTGCTGAAAAAAACGAGTATAAAAAAGGACATGAACAGTATGAAAAGATACAATCGTCTTTAAAAGAGATGAAACTATCTGCTCAAGAAACTGCTCAAGGCTTGTCAATTATGGGATTAATGAAAAGCAATCCTCAAGCTGCCTTGGAAGCATTACAGCCAATTATTAATAATTTACAACAAGTAACTGGCCAAATAATTCCTGAAGATATTCAGCAAAAAATTGAAGATGGATATATGGACGAAGATATAGGGAAAGAGTTAGCTAAAACTAGAGCAGACGTTCAGATTCAAAGAAACGCAAATGAACAAATGTTAAATGAACAAGAGCAGATGAAAACTCAAGATCAAATTAACGTTATTGCTCAATCTGTAACTAATTGGGAAGAGAGTATTCGCAAGACTGATCCAGACTTTGAACTCAAACAAGATGAAATTGACGACAGAGTATCGGCTTTAGTTCGTGAGAATGGACGACCAAACAATTCTCAAGACGCAGTAGCTTTAGCACAAAATGCTTATGAAACAGTTACTAAACGTCATCAAGGTAGATTGGGAGTCAGAAGACCAATACGAAGTTTGTCTGGTGGTAAATTAGGTGGTTCGCCAGTACCAGAGCCTAAGAGTTTAATGGACGCAGTCCAAAACGCTTTGGCAACTGGAGGATCGTAATAAAAAATAAGGAGCAATAAAAATGGCTTTTTCTTCAGCAGAATTAGCGAATATCGCTAACGCAGCGCTTGACTATTATATAGACAAGGGCAATGTCTACTCAAACTCACTTCAAGATAAACCTCTTCTTGCAGCTATGGATAAAGGTTCAAAAACTTTTCCTGGTGGTAAAGAGAATATATCACTTGCAGTAAAGGGAGTTTACACATCAGGGGTAGCTGGTTACACACATAATGATACTGTATCTTATGCAAACCCAGCTAATATCCAAAGAGTTAATTACCCTTGGAAAGAACACCATACTGGTATTTCATTAACACTTACCGAACTTAAAAAAGACGGCATTAGTGTTACTGATAGTTTAGCTGGTGCTGGAACATCAAATCATAGTGGTAGAGATACTACAGTTTTAGTTAATCTTTTAGAAGATAAGCTAGATGATATGATGGAGGGTTATTCCAAAGGTATGAACACTCTTCTATATGGAGATGGTACTGGAGATGCAAAAGCATTAGCTGGTATTCGATCCGTAATCTTGGATAATCCAGCAGCATCTGGTACTACAGTAGGTGGTTTATCAACTGTAAGTAATACTTGGTGGAGAAACAGATTTAATGTTGCCATTGCAAATTCTGCAACTGGATCAGAATTAATTGAGTTTCTACATACAGAAATAAGACAGTTAAAGAGATTTGGTGGTAAGCCATCAATTGCTTTAGCTGGATCAGCTTTTATGGATCGTCTAGCTGACGAAATAAGAAGAAATGGTAATTACAGTCAAACTGGTTTTTCAAAGTCTACAGATATTTCTGTTGGCGACATCAGTTATGCTGGAATTAAGTTTCAGTATGATCCATCTCTTGATGATTTAACAATTTCAGGCAAAAGTCCTACCAAACGCTGTTACATCATCGATCCGTCAAAGCTATGTATGTATTACATGGACGGCGAAAAAATGAAACGTCATGCACCAGCAAGACCAGCAACACAATACGTTATGTATCGTGCCATTACGACAACTGCTGTCTTGAGTGCGTCACAGTTAAACTGTCATGGTGTTTACGAAATAGCGTAAACACAATAACCCATAGGGCAAGTTTCTCTCCAGCTTGCCCTATGTATAAGGAGGAAATCATGGAAAGAATAAATGCAAACGTAGCTATAGATGGAAATATAGGAAACGTTATTAATAAAGAATATTTAAGTATTCCAGAAATAGTTATGCTTAGAAACATTCACGGCGAAACTTCTGTTTTTAATATTATTGTTGATGGCTCTTATGACCATGACGATAAAGTAGAGCGTGATAGATTAGGAAATCTTTATGGCGATCAAAAGGTTGTTGATGTGTTTGGTGCTTATGGAGCGTTACCACAAACTTTTGAAGACGCTAGAATTGATGATGGTTATTTTGATAAAATGTATCTTCAAGAGAAAATGACAAAAGCAAAGCCAAAGTCAAAAGCCACTCCAAAAAGAGCAAGAGATAATAAAGGTCATTTCATAGCAGATGATCCATCAACTGAAGTAAATGAAGCATATGAGGTAAAAGCAGATGACTAAGAAAAAAGGCAAAGGTGGCAAAAAATACTAAGGAGTCAATATGGCCAGAGGAACAACTTTAGCGATTTTAATTAATGATTTACGATCTGAAATTGGACACTCGCTACAACCAAATTTAGGTAAATCTACTAGAGATGTTCTTGTAAATGTATTGCAAAGAACGCAAAGGCGATTGTGGGAAGATTACGGCTGGCCATTTTTAAGAATTACCAGAGATATTGAAATATCTATTAATCAAAGGTACTACGACTTACCTAGTGACATGACCTTTGAAAGAATAGAAAAAGCTGAATTTAAACATGGCGATTATTGGACAAAGCTAGATTATGGTATTGGCGCAAGGCAGTATAATCAATTTGATTCTGATAGAAACATAACGTCTTATCCAATCCAATGTTATGACAATTACGAAAACAATCAAATTGAGTTATGGCCAATTCCATCAACTAATAGCACAACTTCAACAAAACAAGGAATGGTTAGGTTTCACGGAATAAAAAACCTTAATGGATTAATTGCAGAAACTGATAAAGCTGATTTAGATGACCAGCTAATTGTTCTTTATGCCTCTGCTGAAATGTTAGCCAGACAAAAACAAGCTGATGCGCAAAACAAATTAGCGCAAGCACAAGCGCATTACGCAAGACTAAAAGCTAGGTTATCTAAAACTGAAACTTTTATAATTGGTGGAGGAGAGCCAGAGGGATTATACAGACCAAAAAGTCCTCCATTAATAGCTACAACGAGCAATTAAATGGCTTATGTTTTAATCGAAGATTTTAGAGGTGGATTAGACGCAAGGCGATCTAATGTAACGGCAACTCCAGGAACTTTGATTACTTTAAAAAACGCACATATTACAAGAGGTGGGGAAATAGAAAAAAGACCAGCCTTTGTTTCTGTTGCTACATTACCATCTAACACAACTGGATTAGCAGCTGCTAACGGACAAATTTATGTTTTTGGAAGTGCTGCGTCTAGCGCCGTTACTTTTGCAAGTGGAACTCCAGCAAACGTAAATTATGTCAGATTACAGCACCCATCAGGAACAGCGTTAACTAAAGTTTTAGATACAGATTTTTTTGATGGTAATGTTTATGCGTCAGCGCAATTTGCAGACGGAAGAATCTTTCATTATTACAATGGTACAAGAATAACAGATTGGTTTGACGGCAGATCAAGAAATCAATTTTCGGTTACTGGTGGATCAGCTGGAGGAACTTCTGCAACTGGATCATTTACTGTAGCCTCTGGAACAGCAAATCCTGGAGATAATATTCGTGTAGTCAGAGTTAATAATGTCGATTTATATTCGTCAGCCGTTGCGCATACTGGAACAAATTCGACAACGGCAACAAATGTGGCTAACGCTATAAACGCATCAACAACTTCTCCTAATTACACAGCTACAACAAGTGGAGCAGTCATAACAATAACATCTGTAACAACTGGTATAACAGTAAATGGTTTTGCAGTAACTGTAGAAGTGGACGGCGCAGCTGGAGTTTCTAGTATTAGTAATATGTCAGGTGGTGTCGATAATGCAGTTACAAATATAACTGTAAATGGTGTTTCTATTATTAACGCTCAAATTCCTTGGGCAACGTCTAATTCTAACATGGCAAGTTTAATTGCAGATGCGATTAATGAGGCTAATACAACTCCAGAATATGAAGCTACATCAACTGGTGTTTTGGTAAATATAATATCCAAAGATAGTGGTTCGTCTTCTAATAATTTTGTTGTTGCAGTAACTGTATCAGGAAATGTAACTACAGCATTTACTGGTAACGTTTCTATAATGGACGGAGGAGCAACTAGTAATACTGTAAATGGTTACACTCCAGGTTCTTTTATAAAACCAGTTAAAACTAAAATGTATGCCTTATCAGATTCATTGTTACATTTTTCAGGTGTTAATGATCCTACCGAATGGAATAATAGT